ACCACACATTTTGGCAACGCTTTCTTCGAGAATGCATGTTCGGGATGTAGCTCAGTCCGGTTAGAGTACGCGTCTGGGGGGCGTGGGGTCGCTAGTTCGAATCTAGTCATCCCGACTGAAAACAGCATAAGGAGTTGGTTTACAACTCCTTATGCAGTTTTAAGAGTTTAGTGGCGGGACAAAATCGGGACAAGTCCTGATTTTCCCAAATGTTTAATAGGGCATTTCCAGAAGAAATGTTCAAAAAAAATGTTACCACAAAAGCCGAAAAAACCAAGTTTCATTATTAAGAACACCTATTTTGTCAAACAATATACCATGCCGGTCCTTCGTGAAGGTTCGGTATGGTATATTGAGTTTTATGCTTTCGACCCTGCTGTAAACAAGCTGCGTCGTAAACGCATAAAGATAAACCGTATCAGAGGTATTGCTAAAAGAAGAGCCTACGCGAGAGATGTTATGCGTCGCATAACACAACAACTCTCGGAAGGCTGGAATCCATGGGTAGAAAAGGACTGCTCCAATCTTATTACGATGGCTGAAATGCTGAGCAAATATGAGCAGTACGTTGATAAAATGTTCAATGAGAACAACTACCGCAAACAAACATACGCAAGCTACAAGTCTTATCTAAAAAATCTAAGCGATTACATAAACAAAAACGCGCCTATATATTACCTTTATCAGTTCGATAAAGGATATATAACTCGTTTTCTTGACCACATATTTCTCGAAAGAGACAATGGAGCAAGAACCAGGAATAACTACTTATCTTGGCTTGCGGTTCTTTGCGGTTGGTGCGTTGATCATAACTTTTTACAATTCAAACCAACGGACGGAATAGCGTTTATAAATAAACGTATAATCAAGAAACAAAGGGAAATCATTCCTTTAGCGACGGTCAAACGCATCAACGCATGGTTGAGTGCTAATGACCCGCACTTCCTCCTAGCTTGCCAACTCCTGTATAATTGTTTTATTCGCCCTGTCGAGATGACAAGGCTAACAATTAACATGATAAACATTAAGGAACAGACTATCACCATCCCAGCCGAAGCAAGCAAAAATCACGAAACAATGGTTATCACCATACCACAGAAGGTGCTAACAACAGCAAGAAACCTCGGCATCTTCGAGCACGAGGGTTCTTGCTTCATTTTTTCTAATCGATTACGCCCCGGCAGGACGATGATAGACACAGTGGTATTTAGGCATCACTGGGATGCAGTGCGGAATGCGCTAAAACTAAAGAAGGAATATCAGTTCTATAGTCTTAAGGATACAGGAATAACAGAGATGCTCGACAGCAAGCTGGCCAGCATCACTGTACGAGATCAAGCACGGCATAGCTCACTCGCTATCACCGAGCTTTATACTCGCCATCTTGGAAAAGCCAATAAAGAAATTCTTAATTGGCAGGGTTCCCTATAGTAAATCGTGGCACACGATGGCACTATATTAATTGCGCCGTCATCTTACGTCGCAGACTTCGCTAGCGGGAAAGTGTTGCCGACTTTGTCGCAACCCACGCAAGCTTAGGGTTGTGACAAGGTCTATACGTATCGCTTGGTCCACATTCATCACACGCTCCAGTGGCTGCGTTTGTTATCGACCGCAAAAGCTGATGCCCTGCGCTACGCAGGCTCTGCTCCCCTTGCCGTGGCGACACCCGAGTTTTCTGCGCAAACGTCGGGTATCACCACTAGGTAAGCGCCGCTTGCACGCTTGTTCATCTCGCTACCGCACATTGCCTCTCGAGCTTGAACGGAGTTCAGTGGTTCATGTGGGCGATACTGCAACACACTCCCTAACGCTACGTTTGCGAGCGTTTCACTCTGCAGATGACAGTCTACATTAAAGCTGCCATCATATAAGCCACAGGTCATATAATAAGACAAAAAGTAACAAATGCGAACATTGTGTTACTTTTTTCTAAAAATAATAACATGTTATAGAATCAAGAAACACTGCAATGGTGGCACGCAGAACTGCTACAAGCTGACATTGCGCACACGTCATCCGTTGCTGTCGATGCTACGGTAAAGTATAGCTCCCCGTCATTGGCAAAACCTGCGGATTCGCTAATTATGGGGTCGTAATGCTTTCCCACAATCGCCAAACGCCCCAGGCTTTAAAGCAGTGAATCTGTTCACTGCGTCGATCGCTCATTACGCGCACTATGCTCCCTATTTGCTGCGAGACCGAATTGGCAAGCCAATGTCGGTCTCGTAGCTGGTCGCTACGTTTGCTACATGCGCATCGCATCTTCACACTTATCGCCTCGGGCTTGTAAAAGCCATTGGTGATAGTGGGCATTACTGCTATACACTACCTTCGCATTGATCGCAAACGCTTCGCTCTACTGACGTGCAACTCCATTTACAGCAGCAGTTTACTCTTGCCACATATATGCAGCAGATAGGATGAGCAAATGCTCACATATTATAACATTTAATGACACAGTTTTTTAATGCGTTAGATTGCACAAAATAGATACTATCGCCTGACGTTAATCTTGCAAACCACGCCATTCGGCAAGGTTTTATGCAATTAGAGGAACTGACACGCTTGAGCGAAACGAGTCGCTCAAGCAAGTCAGATCTAAATTTTATATAAATATCCTTCGCTTGCGAAGGAGCAATGAATCTTTCATTTCTCTCAACCCTTCCCCTCTACCATCGGCGATTGAATTATATGGGATGATGTCTCATACATAATGATGCATTAAAGTGTTATCATTGTTGCCTACTATGTCGCTTATGTATAACTATTTTCCGGCACAAAGTTAGTGCGAGCCGCTCCCGACAAGGCCCAGGTCGGGTTGGCCTGAAAATAATCTCACATTTTTTTGCTTAACGCTGCGCTACAAAATAATGCCTCGCCCATAGGGGGGGTGAGATTTTTTTCGTCCAAGCCTTGTCTATAGGTCGCTTCCCTCGCCAAACTTATTTCGCACCGTAAAAAGATTATACGCGACAACGTAGACAATGATTATTCACACTTTAATAAATTACATCATTATGACATCATCAATTAACATATCATTCATGACATCGCCTAAGGCTGCAGGTCAAGGTAATTGTAAAAAAGATTACCGCTCTTCCGCATCCAATAATTATTGCGCTGAGGTCGTGGACTTCGACAACGAAGTTTTTACTATCAACATCGAGGCACGCAGCGAGAGCGAGGCAGTTAGCAAGGCAAATGAATTTGCCTTCGAGATGGGCATACAAACTAACTACATTAATATTTACATCATTTTCTAATTTTTACTACTATGGCAAATTTAGTTTTAGCATCTAAGAGAGAGTTAAAAAGCGGTGAGTTTTGGCACGTTTACCGCAGTGAGGACAACAACAAGAGCGAGGAGTTCTACTTCGCTAACCCCCTCAAGGCGTTACGTTACGCCTTCATCCTTCGCAAGCGCCATGGTGCCATCATCCCTAAAGGAATTTATAACAAACTCATGGCAGACGTGAACGCAAGCAAGAACGAGAGCACCGCACCGGTGGCGCCAGCTGGCGAGCCCCAGAGCGCACCGGCAGAGTTAGAGATCTCTGCCAAAGAGAGCGCACCGGTGAAGAAAGCACCCAAGCGCACACGCAAGGCGAGCAAGAAAAGCGAGAACAAACAATAATATTAACTTGGTGGGCGAGCAATCGCCCACCGCAAAAACAACGGAACAATGAAAAAAATTGATTTATCAGATTACATGATACAAGACCTTGACGGAACACCCGCTATTTATGTGGGCACATACGGCAAGTATAACGGTGGTTCCATTTTTGGCGCATGGTTAGATTTAACAACGTTTGCGGACTATGAAGAATTTTTGCAGGTGTGCGCAGCTCTTCACGAAGACGAGAAAGAGCCTGAATTTATGGCACAGGACTTCAGCGGTTTTCCTGAAAATTGGTACACAGAGGGATTTATGAGCGAAAGAGAATTCAATTTAATTCAAGAGTACGCAAAACTTGACGAAGACGAAAAAGAGGCATTTAAAATTTTTGATGGTGCCTTTGGCTACAGCAAAGAAGATGTAGAAATTTTTGAAGAATTCAAAAATCAATATATCGGAGAGTGGCGCAGTGAAGAAGATTTTGCAGAAGATTTAGTAATAGATTTATGCATATTAGACGGAGTGCCCGAGGACCTAAAAAACTATTTTGATTATAAAGCATATGCGAGAGATTTATTTATTAATGATTATTATTTTGAAAGCGGTTACGTTTTTAGAAGATATTAAGTATTAACGAGGTGGGCGACTTCGCCCACCTTATAAAGAAACCGAAGATGAAAGATTATAACTATATTAAAACGAAACACCCAGACGCAATAGCACTGGTCAAAGTAGGCAGCTTTTACGAAACATATGAAGAAGACGCTAAAATAACTGCAGAAGTACTTGAGTTAACATTAGTGAGGAGAGGAACAAAATTAATGGCAGGATTCCCAACACACGCATTAGACAATTATTTGCCAAAATTAGTTAGGGCAGGCAAAAGGGTTGCAATATGTGAAGGAATCAATAAAGAAAACAAAAAAGTATGGAGGCAGTTATCACTTTTCAAGGAATAGCAAAAAATCGCGCGAGCGTGCCGCAAATGGCACGCTCGCTTAGCACCCAGGACAAGCCGAAACTCACGGAACCCGAAAGGATCCGTGAGTTCTTTTATAAAAAATCGGGATCCCTTTTTTGTAGAAGGGAAACCCGATTATTTTTTTTTGGTAAAATTGGCGATGGAAAGCAGAACGATGATACCAATGAGGATGGAGATAATAATCCAATTGATGTCGGGAGGCTTAGCGACTGCGGTAGTATCGACATCTTCGCTGCGATCACTGCGTGAGCGCAGGTCACTCGATGCCTCTTTTTCTCTATGGGTAGCGGAATCTACCGTGCTTTTCTGCGCGCTCTCGCTCGCCAGGCTCGCTCGAGATGCACGCAGATATATTGGGGCCTGATAACCCGGTGGAAAAAGTTCTGTCAAGAGGCTGCCGCCGACTCGAGGCGCAACCAGCGAGTCGCAGGTCGCGCCTACCGTCGGGGCGAGCGGAGGAAACAGGATCATCTCCAGGGAGTCGAAGCGCAAGGATAGATTTTTAATAGATGAAGCTTCGCTGTTGACGAAGGTTGTCTCGGTCTCCGTTGTCTGTGCTACAGAATCAACGGAAACCGATTCAACTATCTTCTTTTGGGAATGGCACCCGGAACATAGGCAAATGAGAAAGCAGAAGATGGCTCCAAGGAAGAAGCCTAAAAAGATGGAGCACAGACCAGCTGAACATCCTTTTTTTTCTACATCGTTCATATTAGAAGAAATAACCGGTTGAATCTTTTTTGTTCTGAAATGTTGGTACAGCATAGAACTCAGACACCTTCGAGGACTTCCAATCTTCGTCAGTCTCTCGCAGATAATTGACAATGGGATCAATGTACTTGTGATGGAATGGCGAGCCATTCATCTCCTTTAGGACTAATGATATAAGATTATAGCCTATGCTGCGGTCGTTCGCATCACTCTCTAAGTTGGAGCAGAGCGCCAACTGTACTCGGTCCATCACCTCGTTGGAGATGTAACGCTCACGATACCGGGATAAGATGGGAACGGACTCAAGTCGTAATGCCTTGAGTGCTTCCCAGTCATCGGCATAATCTTTTCGCTTACACCATAACGTGGACTGCTCGGGCAATTGAAATAGCCCTTTGGCAAACCACTGGCGTTGCTCACTGTCTTGCCAATCTTCTTCACGCATCAATAACTTGATGATTGTGTTGAGCGCTGTGTCGCGCCTAATCTGCATGCTTTCGATTAACCGCTCTACTCGTTCCTTGCTGGCAGGAACGACATTGGCGTTTTGGACTATGCCAAAACCATTAGGGGTTAATATGAGGTCTAGCGACGGGATTGCTCGACGCATCGCATCGCAGGCCACACAGGTGACACAAGCATTGAAAAGGCTTGTGTCTTTATCAATCAATTCGGCCATGTCGCCGATAATTTCGGCGACAAGCCAACGCTCTGAATGCTCGAGCTCGAGAGTAATCTTGTCAAACAAGCTCCTCTCGCCTTCTACCGCGACAACTTCGTTGCCGAAGACTCTGGATAATAGTAATTGGGAAGTTACGAATATCATAGGTTATCTAACTTGATTATCCAACTTGGTTGTCTAATGTTACTAACTTGGCATCAGTATTCTCGTCAAGGGTGGTGAGCTTGATGAATGGCACACGCACCTTCACTCCTTTCCATCCGTTAAAGCGGATGAGAACGTTATGAGGCACAAACATCAAATCATGATATGGCTTCTGCAAGGCCTGGGCAATAGTGTATAGCTCTCGTTTATCACTACCCGAGTTGTTGGTCTGCGACTTGCCAGGCACTGAACCTACAAGGTTGCTGTGCACCTGCAAGGTGAAGCATATCATGTTGACCGCCTCTTGCACATCGGTCTCCCAATCGCCACCTTCTTTGCTGGAGTCGATTCGGGTGACAACGACCTCGTGCTGCTCCTTCCCATCGGGAGTGACATAGAAGTTTGAGAACCAGGTCTTGCCTGAGTTCTCAGCACCGGTGAGAAAGTCAAGGATGTTCTGCTTCTCCTTGGCGACGCGCTTCGCTTGCTCCACAGGAGAAGTGATGTGCTCTCGCTTGAAGATGCGGTCAAAGTACTTATCGCTGATCTCGACGTGATACTTGAGTGGCGCAGTATTCTTAATCTTTGACTCCTTCGCCACAGCGATAAGTCGCTTGATGTTGTACCACTTGCTCTTGAGGATGCTGGCCCAATAAGGAATGGGATAATAGGTGTGGTCTGCCGTGGGAATGCGTGTTAGGACAGCGAACTTGTCGCCTTTGTTGCGACTCATCAAGTCGCTCAAGGGCGCATTCTCATCGAGCAATGGGATGACTTCTATGTCTTCTTTGCATGGGTTGTTGCGCCAATTGGCATAGAGGACTTTGTCGATTCGCCCTGTCTTATCGGCCGGAGCGAAACGACAATACATAGCTTCTTTGCGCAACACTCGCGCTATCTTCTTGCGAGATGCGCTGAGCACGAAGACGGTGATGGCGAAGCCCCAATACTTGAGGTCTTGCGCCATTCCCAAGAAGAAGGATGGCAGCGGGTTGTCAAGCATCCATTCTTCTACGTCATCCACAACTTCGCTGCTGGCACCGTCCATGACATACTCAAGGCCGTTGCCATAACACATCTGGGCATTCCACAACAGACAGGTGCTCAAGGTCTCGTCCTGCTCAATGAGATTGAGAATCTTGTAAGGCATCTCGTCATCAACGCCCCATGGCATGTAACTTAATCCATCCGCTACTTGGATGGGTGATATGTCATGGTCCTCACGGAACACAGCAGATGAGTCGATGCTGAAAGCAGCACGAGCGGATAACTGCGGAATGTTCTCCACACTCTCTATCATGTATCTTTGTATACTCATAGGAACACTTCTATATTGTTGATAGTATATATGCAGACATCGCGAATAGTACGAATCTGACGGGAGTCAAGCAACTTGACACGACGAATGCCAGCACGGAAATCATATCGCAAGGATACGCAGTTATGCAACTGCAACAGCCTACCGTCTTTTGCCCAGACCTGGAGGTCTAAGGGGTCACCGGCATCAAGCATCTTGCGCGCGGTTGTGATATGGATCTTGCTAGCCATAAGTCTCGTCATATTCATCAGTGAATATTCTCGTGGACTCGCGAGGCTCAAGGCTGACAAGACGTCGCCCGGGCAAGGTGCGCCAAGTGAACTTGACACTTTGCAACTCCCCTCGCTCATCGCTCAGGTCGCACGTGCGCTCTGTGATGACTATGGGAGTCATGCTTGGCAGCAGCCATGCCGATGGCGACTCGCACAACTGCTCCACTGCAGAACACTGAAGAGGAGTCAGCGGAGCTGTCTCCACTTCATGCTCTACTTCATGGTGCAAGGACGCAAGCACAGCGCTACGCCCTACGCTTGCAATTGTCCTCTTGCCTTCCTGGTTGGTAGACGTGGCGCAGTTGATTGGCACAACCTCACGCACTCCAAAGTAGTTGACACATAAGAAAACGTAGTCAGGCGCAAGGACTTCGTTGATGTATAAATGCATCGTGCGCTTGCCTACGCTGATGGTAACACCAATGATGCTGGTGACCTCGAACAATTCCGAAAGGCTGTCCGTGCTGAACGTCACGCTGCCATCCACGCTGACGCTCTGGCTGAGAACTCGCGTGTCGCCTTCGTCGTTGGTGTAGGCCACTCTGATAATGGCGGTGTCTTCACTGCCATGATAATACAGTGTGTACTCTACACCTGGTACAAGTTGCTGGGCGTGTGACAAGGTGAGAAAATAATTCTCACAGAAGGTGGGACAATCACAGAGCATAACACCTACTATATACGCAACATCAAAGGAGCAGAGAGTGTCACTGCCACTTACGACGCTGACGGTATCAGCATGCAGCTCATGGTCGCACATGTAGGTCTCGACTAAATCTCTTAGCTCCCATAACACCACCTTGCCATCATAGGCATAAAGCGTGAGCTCCTGGATCGTGGTCGAACCAATGAGCACACTCAAGGCAATAGAATCTTCGCTTGTGGATATCTCCACAGCTGGGATGTCGCTGCTCCATGTGAGCGTGGTGGGTGCATTGAGGGCTTGTGTCATAATTAACTATTTTACACAAAGGTATAATTACAAGTAACAAGAATAAAAGACACACGCACACAAGGGCGCAATACCGCCCTTCGCAAGCGATGGAGCAGTACCGCACATCGCCTTGCTCGGTCGGGCGGTGTGGCGGTGGTGGTCGTACATATTCCGCACGCAGAGCGAGCGAGAGCGCACGCAATGCGTAGGGCGGAAGGGGGGTCTACCGACGGTAAGGGGCGATGAAATCGCCCCTTAAACCCCAAATGACCGCTGAATATCAGCGGTCTAATAATTTTATCGGTGGAGAGCGGTAAATTTTACCTTAAATTTTGCGTGAGGAATACACGCACACACACCGATAAAATGGGCTTTTCGCGCGGTTTTTGCGGTCGAGAAAGCTCGAAACCGCAAAAACGGCGCTGAAAATCCCGATAAATTGGAATTTTCAGCCTTCAAACGGGGAAATTTAGAGGTAAATTTCAGAATCTTTCCTCTATTTTCCGCAAAATTGCCGAATAGAGCGGAAAGAAACCCCTTATTTTACTTTTCTCGGCGAAAGTAAAATAACATCCTTCCAAATCTTTCCATTTTGGAAAGAATTCAGGCTGCAAGGGAGATAGGAACGGCAAGATCTTCACAGACCCTGCCGAGCAGTAAAAAAATTACATCATGTTGTATAATGAGAGTAAATTAGGATATACCGGCTATGTCTAAGGCGACTGAGGAGTAATTTGTCTGTGGCAACTTCTCACACCCTATATATAGTGTGTCGAAGGCATCGGTGCCATCGGTGCGGTGCTCTAACAAATTCTCCTCACTCTCGGCGAGCTTCTCGCCCGCCTTGTGTTTCTTGAAGCCATTGCGCCCACGAATGACTCCTGCCGATTGTATCGCCAGGATAAGGTCATCGTTGTTCTGACGGTTGAGCATGGGAGTTAGGTTCTGGCGCCCAGAGAAACCCTGGTTAATGAGCAGATATTTCTCGCTATGCTTCATGGGATGGCCCATGTACACGTCGTTGACGTGCCACCCATGCTTCGAAAATTCATTGCATACTACCCAATGAAAGTCTTGCTCATTAACCGCATAGTTGCTTCCCAAGGCTGTAGTGTCATAATAAAACACTACTTCCTTGTTCAGATGGTGCTCGTAGTAGGCGCAGAAGTCACTGACTAACTCGGGCAGTTTGCGCTCGAATTTGACATAAAAACTCTTTAATACTAATGGTTTTCCGTCTCTCGGCTGACCTGCCACAATCCAATTGATATTGGCGTTGTAGTCCATGCCTATGCAGATGGGCGAGTTTGGATCAACGTCGGCATCGGCGCGTGAGTCAAGGGCATCTTGTTTCACACTCCAGCCAAGCCCATCTAAATAGGCGAAGTCGCTGGCGTCGTACTTGTGACGCTCACGCATTGAAGAGTAGAAACCGTCCTTTGCAATCCCGATGCGCTGGCAAAGAATGGAGGTCTGAAAGGTTAAAGGCGTGAGGTCGCGCTTCATCTGCTTAATATAGTTCTCACCAAGAAGCTGTAGGTTCTCAATGCTTGAGTACTCTTTATAATAGACGGCCACGCTGCGCATCTTGTTCAAGTCGCGGTCCATCCGGCGCAAATAGTTGCGCAGGTATTCAGGCACCGGCTTACCTTTTGCCTTCATGTCGCGGATGCGCTGCTTGGTGCTCCAAATCTTGTAGATAGTCGCCTCGATGGTGGCGATGAGCTCGGGGTCCATCTTGTCCTTGTAATGCAAGAACCAGCTGCCCTTACTCGTCTGAGGCATATCGCTCAATATCATCATTGAGTGATTGTAACTTCTGGAGCCGAAGAAACTTTTGATGCCGCCATTGGCGGGCAAGGTTTCTTCTTTTAATTTATCATAATTGATAAATTTTGCTTCGTCAATCAAAAGCCAGGACAAGGTTAAGGAGTTGCTGCTGCCTGGTCGGTCTTGCGATATGATCACTGCGACACTACCGTTGTAGAAGGTGATGACATGCTCATAATCGGCAGGCTCGATGATGGGCTTGCCAAAGGATTTTGGTGGCCGCTTGCCGATCACATAGTGAACGTTGCGCTCATAGCCCCAACGGTGCCAGGCTGCGAGCAACCCAGGAATGGTGTTGGTGAGTCCATGCTTGAAGGTGGGCACCACGATGCCTCCGGTGCTGCCAGCCATGCGCTGCATATTGCGCAACACGAAGGGCGCGGCGATGGAATCGGTCTTGCCGGTTCTTCGCCCTGCCACTATCACGGTGATATTTGCGCTGATCAACTGCGTTAATCGCTGCGGCTTATTGAAGTATATCTGTTTCTTGGGTTGGTTCTTCTTCATCGGGTGCCCATAATTCGCCTTCCTCAAGGTCGGCTTCTTCATATTCTACGTCGTCAATGTCGATGGTCTCTTGACGATACTTGGCTATCATCTGTGATATCTTCTCGTCAAGGTTGGGGATGGGCTTGATGCCGAGCACAGACGGGTCTTGCGTGGCGGTGAACGGCTGCACCACTATGAGGTCGAAAGGCAACGCCTGCTCGTCCTCAAGATCAACGCGGTTTAGCTTGCCATAACTGGTGGCAGCGCGTTCCATAGTCTTGGCATCTTTGCGTTTTCTTGCCATCTGGTAGGTCTCAAGCAGCATCTGATTGGTCTTCCACCTATGGAAGTCTCTGCTTGCCTGGCTTAACGCAGGCATGAGCTGCTTGATTATCGCTAGGTCGTTATACACCGCCGAGTCACACACGCCGTAGCGAGATGTGAACTCGTCAACAAACTGCCTGTCTCTCGCATCGGGATTGGCGAGCATCCACTGATACTCGTCACGAACTCTTATGAGGCGAGCAACGGTGATCGCATCATATTTCTCCTCGAGTTCGCTCTTGGCAGTGAAGAGGTCCACTCGGCACACGTCTATGGTCTTGGGCAGTGGCATTATTCGTCGTCTTCCATATCTAACAATGCACGCCGACTGTTCTCTAATGCCAATGGCGAACCGACGCGAGCAAGAAGCATCTCCTGCTTGCGCAGCTCGAGCTTGGTGGAAACCTTGCCTCGAGTGTAAGCTTTCTCGGCTGGGTTTCCCTTGCTCGCTATGTCACGACGTAGCGCCTCGGCTGGCACATCGATGACACTTGCTATCTCGCTTATTGTCATATACAGCGAGGCAAGTTTCTCAATCATTTCTAAGTGTTCTTGCGAATACATCGTTTAGGGGTACTGCATGGTTGGTGATAACATCGGCCATCTGACCTCTTAGGATGGAAAAGATTCCTTCCTCGGTGGTGACGATGGCACTTTCATAGCGGTTGCCGCGAGTGAGGTTCTGGCTGGTCATGACAGTGGCACATCGCCCATCAGCAGACTTGACAAGCAAAATCTTGCTGTGATTGTCGGCTAAATAAGCCTTGTCAATAACCTGGACGATGAAGGGCCACAGCTTGAGTGTCTTGTTTGTCGCTTTTAAATCAAGCACCAAATGGAAGTCGCTGACATTACCGCTGCGACGGATGAAGTATAAGCGCCTCAAGAACTCCTAGCTGATGGAGAAGGATGTTTGCCACACCTCACTCTTGCCATATTGCTTCAATATCCACTCGAGCACATCGGCCACCTGTATGGAGTTGGTCAGATATGCCTGGGTGGATGAGTCATCCAAAGGCGACAGATAGTCTTCTATGGATGTGTTGCGCTTCACTTGATGATGCCTAACTTCTTGAGGTCGTTAGTCATCTTCTCACTGGGGTTGATGACTTTACTGTAGGCTATCGCAAGCCTCTCCTTCATCTCCTCGGTGGGCTTCTTGGCATAGCGGTTTTTGTTCAGGTTGACAAATCCCGCTGCACGCCGACTGGCCTCGCGAGCATCTAGGCTGATGCTCTGTTCTTGCTTGGAAGCGTCGAAGCTGTCGTAACGTGCCCAATTCTCATGGAGCTGCTTGTCGAGGGCGATTAACTCCTTCAAGAAGGGATAACGGTCACTGTCGGGGCACATGCCAGGCTGACCGGTGACAATGCGGAGGCGTGCATGCACTTCTCGCATGCGCTGCACGAGGGAGAGATTCTCCACGTAGAGAGATTGTATCTCTTCGGGAAGGCTCTCATGGTCGGCACGCTTGCCCTTCTTGAACTCGCCAGCTGGATTGTTGTCATCATCATAGACAAGATGCTTGTCAACAATCTTGATGACCTGCTCGGCCATCTGCTCAACTTGCTCATGGGTGACTTCGACAACGGTCTTGTCATAGTACTTGCGTAATTGATGCTCAATGTGCGCGGCGTACTTCTCGGGGCGCATAACGGCATTGCGGTAGGCAATGACGTTACGGTTAATCTTTAACAAGATTGTTGCGCCTTCCTCGATGTTGCGGGAGTCTCTTGGCGATTCAAGCCAATCTACAAGGCGCTTCTGGAGTTTTTTATCAATCATAATGTAATTTATAGCTTGTTATTTATACCGGCGAAGAACACAAGGTTCTTGCCTAAGGGTTGTAATAATCGTTTCATGCTCGCCAACGTGTTGCCTGTGGTAACGAAATCGTCGAAGACGATGACGTTGGGCTCCTTAGGTAAGATGTTCAGCGTGAAGACCGCATTCATGCGCTGCTTCGTGCGGCACAGCGCAACATCCTCGTAGAACGGGATGCCTAGTTCGGCGGCTATCCTCTCGCTGATCATCGTGGCAAAGTTCTTTTCTTTGTGCCGACGCTTCGGCGAGGTCACTATGCACCAACCGCCATGGGCAAGGCTGGTGCCAAGTGTCTCGCGGATGACCGGCACGATGTTGTCGGCGAAATGCGACACCATCGCTGGGTCACTCTTGATATCAGTCAAAGTGCGCCCGTAAAGGCTCTTTTTCCATATCGTGATGAAATTGACATCGGTGCGCCTAGTCAACTTCAACAGATAGCTGAAATCACATCGCGCCTCGGTGGTCTTGTCCCACGCTCGTCGCTTGTGCTCGCCAAAAAGATCTTTGCCTCCGCCAGAGGAAAAATTAGGGTCTATCTTGGACGTCGACACATCCGACATGATATCCTTGATAGACCCATCCATAGGCGATATTCTGAGATTGGAAGCTTATTCGCCGTCGCCCTCGCCGTCGGTCTCCGAAGGAGTGACGCTGCCATCGCTGCAATCGATGGTGCCGTCTTCGGTCTCGAGGGTTCCTACATAGAATGGCGCTGCAATCTCGTCGGTGGCCTGCACCTCAATGGTGGTGCTGGCAGGGTTAGTTCCTTGACCGTTGTCTTGCGCCACGGTGGTGACGCTCTGCCAACGCTCGTTGCCTACGACGCGATAGCGACCTGCCATGTCCTGTACAACGAAAACATTGTCGTTGTTGTTCAAATATACAGCAGCGGCAGTGGCAGCTTCGCCTACGCCATTGTGGACCATAGTCAACTTGTTGAGCTGAGTCTGGCTGGGGGCTTCGCCCTGCGCCTCGCTGGTCAACTGCGACTTTTCCACGTTGATATCGATATACTTCCACACCTCGCCACTTGCCAACTCGAAAGAGCCGGTGAGCGTGGCGCTGGTGGCACGCTTCAAAGTGTCGCGTGTCAAGGTAGGGAACTTCACGATGTTGCCTTTTGACGTGTAATAAACACGTCCACGGATGCCAGGGTACTCGGGAGCACCTTGGCACCATGCTATTGATTGTTGCAGATTAGGGCATGTTGCTGACATAGTAATCGAGTTTTATAGGTTAGACATTTATTGACCGTTGCCACCTTCGCCACCGCCAGCTGGAGTGTCACCACCTGCAGGAGTGTTGCTGCCACTTTCTTCGTTGCTTGACGATCCTGCGAGCTTGATAACCTTAAGCATGCGCTTGTCGATGCTGTGGAACTGCACGCCAAAGAACATGGCTGCGCTCAAAGTGAGAATCCATGGCTGGAAACGGTCAACCTGGATGCGCTCAATGTCGCTCATGTTGTCGTAGCCAAAGAGCATGTTCTCTTTTGGCGAAACAAAGAACTTGTCAGTACCATCGAGGCAAGGGAGAGGTGCAAGGGTGACCTTGCGGTTGCTGCCTTCTACATATACTTGCTCGAACTTGTCATTGTAAACAATGCCAGAGTGAGTGGCAAGATAGCTCTCGTTGTACTTGTCGGCAAAATCTTGCGAGCAATACAGGAAGCAGTTCTGCTTACGCAGACTGCTGTCAAGACCATAGACAATCTCTTTGGCGATGTCAACGGCGTTGACATCGGTAATCGCGTCGGTGAGCTCCATGAGGTTGCCCTTGGCAACTGAGATGTTATTGGCGGCAATCTCTTTGTCGGCAATGGTGCCCCAGCCATCGAACAGGTCCATGGTGGTGTCACCGGTAGCGTCACGCTCGGCAGTGAACAGGGCTTGCTCAAGGTTGTGACCAAGAGCTTTCATTACAGTGCTAAGCACGAGCTTTGCGCTTGGTGCGGTCTTCTGACCGTCGCCAAGGAAAGCGGCTCCACGACCAAGGAGCAGCTGAATTACGCTGTTTGGTTCAAAGTCCTCTGAGACATTACCGAAGTAAGTCTTGAGGTCACGATAGATAACGTCGGTGGTACCGGCACTCTTGCGAGATGCCTTGTAGGGAGCGAACTGGGCGTTGCTCTCGGCAGTGCCAACAGCTACGCTGTAACGCACGCCAGGAACACCGGTCATAAACTTCAAAGTTTCTTGCGCTGCAAAGAGGGGAAGCAGCAACAGAGGCTCACGGTAGATGCGCGCTGCCTCTTGGTACTCCTCGAGGGAGAACTGAATTTGATGGATATCGGGCATGGCTTAACAGTTTATTTGATTATACAATTTCTTGGCTTCGTTGAAGTTGGAGGCGAAGTCTTCTGTCTTCTTACTCTCTTCAACTACGTTTACAGATTCCGAAGCTGGCTTGTTCTCCAACTCGGAAATGCGGGCATTGAGGTCAGAAATCTGCTGGTCGCGGTTGGCAACATCCTGCAAGGCAACATTCAAGGCTGCCTTCTCGGCCGACATGGCGTCCTCTATCTTCTGAACCTGCTCATCGGTAAGGGTAATCTTACCGTCTTCGCTGGTGAGCGCCTCCACGGAGAGGAGAGCGCACACGAATTTGAACATTTTCTGCATGGTTATGGTAGTTTTGTTTACAAGTTTGGTGCCAGCAATAGCATCGAGGATTCGCTGCAGGAAGCCAGGCTTGACAACCTTCATGTTCTTGGGCATGGGAATGCCGGCAGTCTCCATGAAGTTCACAACGCCCTCGTCAATGACAGGGGCCTCGTCCTCAGGCTCGTCGGTGATCTCGTCAACAAAACCCCACTCGAGGGCTTCTTTGGCTGAGAGCCAACCGCCCTCGCACATCAAATCCAATAAATCGGCCTTGTCTTTCTTGCAACGTGCGGCATACGCACTGGCAATATTCAAGTCTATCTTGTCTAGGTCTCGCTTCTGCTTCTCGCACTCGTTAATGAGCTGCTCGAGCTGGTCGGCATTGAAGAAATCCCATTTGAGAATGAGATTGCTGCACTTGTGGACCAGGTACATCGCATTTGCGTCTATCGACACATGCTTTGCACCGAGCGAAGCGATGGTGGCAGCGCTGGCGTTCATGCCCACATAATGAACATTGACATTGGCGTGGTTCTTGAACATCGCGCTTATGGCGAAGGCTGTGGCGACATCACCACCAAGGGAGTTGATGAGCACATGCACTTCGTCTTTCTCCTTCTTGTCAAGGATGTAGTCAACGTAGTCAGAATCGAAATCCCAACCGCCTACATAGCCCTTGAGCTTCAAGTCGTATTTTTTGAGCATAGTGTTTGCGTTATTAAGTTAATAATGCAAATTTATGGTAGTCACGACTTTTGCTAAAGGACTACACCGATACGCCAATTAGGGCTTTTAACGCCCTCATTTCGGCGGTGACGGTGGCCACAGACTTCTCGCCAGGCATCGAAGTGCTGTACTTCAAGCTGATCTGGGGCTGCTGCTCCTTGGTGCCCAGGAGCCACCATTGCCCCGACGCTTGGCGAATGAGGAAGGCAACACCGGTGACAGGCAACTTTGCCAAACAGTCGAACTTGAGAGTAGCGGTCTCAAGTCGCCCGTTATGGTCGTCAACTTGCTCTGTCTCACAAGTAGCAGTGCCGAAGAAGCGTATCGGCGCTGCTTTCTCTAAGATGCCGACGGTGAAGCCAGCACACGCCTTCTCCATAATATATGGTAGTAGGCTCGCGGCATCGAGAATCCTTATCTCGGTGATGCCTGGTAGGTTGTGGCAGGTTGTGGTCATATTATTGAGGATGTATGGTTAGTTGATGTTTGTTACACTTAGTGCGCACTTGGTAATTTCAGCGGTTTTTTTCGTAGCGAAAAATGGCGAAAAAATCACTTTTTTTTTGGTTTGTATTGTTTTCGCTGACGAAAGTACATCTGACGGATGCTTTCCCAGGATTTCTCTACCGGCTCAATGCCGTGGCGCTCCATCCAGTCATATATGGCATCGGTGATGGGCAGGTGGAACTTCTCCAATGAATGGAGATCATTCCACAGCTGTATCCTGAAGCGGACATATATGACATGGGTGAGCATCTTCTTGCCGTAAGGAGTGAGGTAATTGTAATACTCGGGCTTGCGCGCCTTGAACTCGGGGATGTGAATCGCCGTCTTGCCTTCGCCCATGGTCTCGACAGGTACGTCGTCGGGCCACTTCTCCATCAACATCTCCATCACGTCATGCTCGGCACAGCCGTTGGGCAGACGCACAACACCTTGCTCGTCGCCATATTCATGGCGAAGCCACTCGCTAAGATGTTTGGGAAGTTGGAGATAGATGTTCATAGCCTCGTTAAAGAAAAACAGGGAGAAGTCCGACGCTTTTAAACCGTGAGAGGCATCGCTGCGCTCTCCTTCTCCATGAACCTCAAAGTGAATTCTAATATTATTACCTAAAACCTTGAAATGCACCACAAAGATAGTACATTTTGGGCAATAATCAACATAAAAATGCAATGAAAATTTCATTTTTGTTTTACACACGCACATGTACGTTTTACCCCCAAAAAGAGTGTACTTTTAGTGCGCTGGTACGAAATTTTATCTAAACCACTGAATAATAGTACATTAGTGCGCTCGTTTTTGCGCACCTTTTTTTCGCCCCGTACTACTGTACTGTGCGCACACTTGCGCACTCTTTGAAACCTAAAAAGTGTGCGCCCTTAACTCGCTAATAATCAGTTTACAAACGCAAATCCGTACTAATGTACTAAATTTTTTTACTTTTATATTAGAAAAAATAAAAACATGTAAGTGTAAAATATTGCAGCGTTTCGCAGCATATTTTCTGTTTATAGATTCACTCTTTTGGGGATGGGGCTTGCCCCTCGCGCTCCCCCATATCGGAATGCATGCGGCAGAACCGATGCACTCCTGTACTCTGTATGCTTTTTTACTTGGGGGCTGCGGGGGCTGGAGCCAGGCACAGGGTGCAAAAATGTGAGAGCCTCGTCTCACGACGAAGCCCACACCGCTATTATATGTCAAAAAAATGTTGCCTATCTTCGTTCTAACGCCCAGCCATGCTTGCCGTGAGAAGTGAATACCATCTTGTACCCGGCATCAATCATGGCGGCCGCTACGGCGTTTATATCGAGGTCGCACATGTCGCTCAAAGCTCGAATGATATCGTCGCTTGTCATGAGCGTAACGCCCTCTATATTAGCCTCTTGGGGGGGGTAAATCGTTGCGACTCAAGCCATTGAGCAATAACTACGTTTGCGTCAATAGTCGCAACGGGCGATTCCTGGCGTTTCATTCCGCACCTCCTTCCTCTACCTTTTTGCTGCCGTCAGCAATATGCTCCGTAGTCGCTTCCTCAAGGTGGTGCTGCTCAATGAAGCTGTTCAGGGCATCACGCAGGGTGATTACTTGGCGCACCTCGTCAAGCCAGATGTGCGTCTCGTGAATTAGGTCATCGTAGCTGCGAATGTGGCGCTGGACGCGAATCTCGCACGCTGTGGGGTCATTGTTCGACGTGTCTATAATCTTGTCGATGACAATCTTTAAATCGTCACGTTCATACTTCGTGGATTTCACATTCCAGGTGCTCATGCTTCACCCCCTTCCTGCTTCGCTTTATGAAGCGATTCATGCCACTCGTCTAAAACTTCATCAACTTCTCGCTCTAACTGCTTCGACTTGATTAAGTCTTCTTTGGACTTAAACTTGAACCACATGCGCTGACGATGGCGCATAGTTTGGACGAGCAGCAAAAAGTTCTCATAATCCATCATGATAGACCTCCTTTCTGGATGTCGATGGTCATGGAGGTGGCCATGGCCACGACGAATGCAAATGTTGCAACAGTCGTGAACATGGTCCAGGCATCGTTGACTACAGCCGACATGATGGCAAAGGTGGCAACGACGCCCAGCACGAGGATCGTGGTTGTTGATGTTAGTGACTCCAGCGCTTTCTCAGCAAGCGCAAATGCCGACTGCTTCGCAGTTCTCTGTAATGAAATAGAATCTTTCATTGTACCATTAGTTTAGCGTCTGGGCAGAAAAACGGCTGCCGTTATCCCGTCGCTAAACTAATGGTAGTACCCCGAAGAGTAAAATCCAAGGATAAGGCAGCCGTTATATTTTCGGTCTGCTTGGGCAATAAAAAAAAATGCCCAACGAGTATGTCGTGAGCAATATCCGATGCTCGACGGGGTGACAGTGCCACCATTAGTTTAGCGTTGCAAATATACAACGATTTATCGGAATGTCAATGCTTAACACTCCGAAAAATGCAGAAATATGTTGAAGAACATATTATAGCACTGAAACAAGCAGGGCAATAAGAGCTGCGATGACAAGAACCACGACGCATCCAAGTGCTGCAGAATTGTCGCCGTTCTTCAATGCCCTTGAGTTTTTCTCAGACTCAGTCTCAAGTAGCTGGAATTGGCTATTGGTTAGACCGTGCTGCTGTTTCTCGCCATCAACATACTTACCTTCCTTAGCGTCGTTTATAGCGTCGCTGATGGCGTTAAAAATCGCATTTGTCTGTTTCTTGGTCTCGAAAACCATTGTGCGCTCTCTGCCTTGATCGTCATCAAAGAGAATGACGAGCTGGCTCTTGTCCTTCGCTTTTGCGCCTATGGCAGCTCCAGCTAGAAGGCCAATTCCACCGGTAAGAACGCCACCAACGAGCGCACCTGTGGCAGCACGCGTGCCGCTTCGCTTCTTTTGAAAATCAAAGGAAATATCACGAATCTTATCGGCGCTGAAATACACGTTATCCCTATTTAAAGGGCCTCTTACGCGAATTGCGCCACGGTTAACGACGAGAGTCACATTCATTGGGTTGTCCCAACCTGGATAACCAATAAGGTACTTTACATTGAATTCCATAGTAAAAATTTTCTGCAAAGATAGTCATAATTGCTAAATATAGAAATCATAGAAGAAGAAAAAGCCCGATGCTCTCGCACCAGGCTCTCAAGTTTCAATTACAATGAAAATTTTACTATGAGTTTTCCTCTCCTTCGTCGAGTATTCTCCAGAAGGTGCCTTTCATCACCTTGCTCATTCCGTCGCTGGTGATCTCGCACTGCAGCTCGCTGCATAGATACCATTTCCCACGAATGAGGAATTTTGCACGAACGTTCGGAAGTTCTTCCGAAACGAACGAAAATTCATACTTCTTGGTCTTCTCAATCTTGGTCATGGTATCGCGAGATGGACCCATGCTGTAGCTCGCATTGTTGATGCGGAGCGAACCGTCATGTCCGCTGTTGACTATGGTGTAGTTGCCTACAATCTTGTGCTTGTCGCTGCCAATATCCACATAGTCCCAAGAGGACTCTATCTCGAAAAGGTCGATGAATGGGCAGGGCAGCTTGTCGCCGAAGATCTGCGGCTCTCCATACCAGAAGCCGACATATATCTTGTCGAAGGTGGCGCCTTTGTCGCCCGGGTCGCCTCTCATCAGCGCGAGCGTCACATTGAGGCCTCGCTGATTGACTTCCTTCTGCTGCTCTTGTGCCTCGTCTCGCCCATGGGGGCCAGTGTGTCCTGAGTTTGACATGTTGTCGAGTGAGCCACATTCGAGGAAGAGGATGCGCCCCTTGCTGTTGTAGTCGGCATCTATGGCAAGGTCTAACCATGCCGGCACAGCCTTGATTTCTTCTTTGTCGCGCCAATTCTCGTCATCGCCTATCCAATCACCGAAACGGTTGATTGGGCGCACTTCCCAACCGCTGCCATAGAGCGTGAAGCTCGCACTCTCATCGGTGGGACGGCGCAGCTGCTCATAGAGCACGAAGTAGGTGTCAACGTCGGCGGCATACATCAAGGTCTTGTCGTTGGAAATACGACCGCCTGAGGAGCGTCCGCTGGTGGGGCCATCGTTATGCAAGTGGGTGAGCATGCCCTGCAGAGTCTGATATTCCACAGGATGCACATTGGGATGGGAGCGGAAATACCACTCGCATTGCATGAAGTTCCACATCTCGTGAGAGCAGGAGGCATAGCCTATGTTTTGCGTGCCTTTATAGTCGCTGTCATCGTCTTTGCTGACGGTGACAGTGAACTCGTCGAGGATGTCACGCAGCTCTCGCTCGCCAGCATGGGTCTGGTCGGCAGACTGGAAGGAGAACTTCACGCTGCCGAACTTGTGGTCGATGTCGAAGACACACTGCATGAGCTTTTCTAGTTCCTCGAAATACTCGTTGATGGTCCAATGTGGCAGGGCAGCAGCCCAAGCTCCATTTGACCAGGCAGAGGGCAAGGTGTTGAGCATATAGAGGTGGTAGTACTCGCTGTCTTCCCAAGCAGTGAAGTCGCGGTCGGTGTAACCGACAGCGTCAAGGATAAGCTCGGTGATCTTATACAGACGAATCTGCTTGGAGAGTCCGTGTACTACCTCGGTGTCTTCGTCATCGTCGGCTGTGGTGTGGAACTGCCATGCGCCATTTACCTTGTCGGCACGGTTCTGCATGTTGCCGCTGGTGTTGTTCACCCAGGGCAACGCTATCTCGTCGGTATCGCCCCACACGTCGGCTGGCGTGGTGACGGCCGTGGAATAAGAGCCTAAGTCTAGCTCATCAATGTAGAGGTCATCCCATTCAGGATAGAAATTGATGAAGCTGCGACCGCCAAGGTACTGCAACTTGATGTCGTCATCGTTGACTTCGACAACGGCCACTGCTCCCGAGGAGCGGAATCGTCCGGCGACGATCTCCGCATCATAGTAGAGCGTGGTGATATCGACATCTTTGCGGTAGATATTGGAGAAGATTTCTCGGTTCTGCTTGCAGCCTCGCAAGGGCAAGGTGAAGGTCAACGAGAAATCTTCTCGGTCGCTGAATAAGAGGTTCGACGAGATATAGTCTATCGTAGTGCCTGGGTTGATGGCGGCTTGCTTGTGGTCAATGAGCAAAATCATTTCTTCATTGTCTTGTTGATTTCTTCATATTCGCGCGCCTGTGCGTCAAGCTCGACAAGGGCTCGCCATGTGTCCATGGCAAGGATCTGCGACTCCTTGGTGACATCGCCCTTGGTCAACGCCCTTATCTGGGCATTCATCGCTTGCTGCAACTCGGCGCTGGTAGGTGGTCGGTTGACGTTGGCGTGGAGAAGATTGGCATTGTCGCTGACGCTCTGGAAGAAGTGCGGGAACTGGCGAGCATAGTAGCTCTTGAGTCCCATCCACCAATAGAAAATGCCTATCTTCTCGGCTTGATTGGGGGTGATCTTGTCGCTGTCGTAGAGGAGATGCGCCATCTCGTTGAGGAGATGGTGCTGCTGGGTCTGGAGATATCCCTGATAGAGATTCTCGCAATACAAATATCGCTCAAAGGCGAAACCCACCAGCGTGGGTTCTGCTGCCTTTGCGCCTTTTATCTTTGATATGCGAACAGGGATATCGGGCAACACATCTACCCAATCAAGGGCGTGGATGGCAGAGGCGACAACAGCAGAGGTCAGAGTAAACTCTTCCTTGCCTCGCTTGGCAAGGTAGCCATCACCGTAGCGGCACAAGAGCTTGGTACCGCTCCATGTGAAGAAACAGTATGCCTTTATCTGCGCTGAGCTTAGATTGTCGGCGAAGAGTCCGAAGATGTAGTAGAGCTGATTGTCGTTCAACTCTGCCCAACTGGTCGGGACAGTGAGATATATTTTCTCGGGCAGTTTCATACTATCGTGATGTAAATCTTCTGGCCACGTTTCTTGGCTGGCACCAAGTACTCGTCCATAAGCTTATAGAATGCCTTCTGAGAATCGACAACACGGCCAACGACCTTGTTGTAGCCAACTATGAGGCAGCCGGCACTTGACTTCTCACTGCTGCCGCAGTGTATCAAGATGCCCTCGAAGTGTGGCACATTGCGCACCCAGGGCATGATACCGTTATACTTCTTAGTATATGGATACTTTGCGAAATTCGAGAACTTGGGAGACTTGGCCCAACCAACAAAGTAGGTGCCATAGGGAATGGCAGTCAAGCTCTTAATCTTGACCTCATTGGGAGGGTCGAAGCGCCCGTTCTTATTCACATCGCGCACGGTGTCCTCGATGGTGTCGCACACATACACCTTCTTGCCGCTCTGCATCACATAGAGATGGCCAATGGTATACTTCGCCTTCAATGCGGTGCGCTCCAGGCGCAGCATCAACGAGCCTGGCTCGGGGACAACGCCACTGGGTTTGTTGTCGGCGAGGAAGGTGTTGATGACACCAGCAGGAGAGGCAGAGCGGTTGACCGCCATGTCGTTGCCGTCCGCTCCATGCTGCTTAAGGTCGCTGAGGTCAACGTCAAGGTGGCGCTCGGTTTTGTCGATCATTATCTTCTGCAATAGTTGCGCCCATTTGGCACCATTGCACGAGCTGCAGTTCTCGAGTATGCTCCAACCTTGCCAGAAGATAACGGCGCCGGCAGCCACCTTCAGGGCGTTGAAAGGCAGCGACTCGGTGACATACATCTCCAGGAAGTGGGCGAAGATTAGCAGAGCATAGACACAAAGGAGCGTCCAAATAGTCTTGCCGAAGTGGTAAGACTTAAACTTGCCAGTCTCGCGGTCGGCCTCACTGGGATAGGCTTTCTTGACGCGGCGAGAAAGAAGATAGGCACTCAGGCAGTCGCCAAGAACTGCAGCGGTACACAACAGAATGTAGGGCAGAGTGGGGGCGAGGGCAGTGCCCACAGCACCCATAGCGGTGAAGAAAAGTCTTCGTAGATTTTCGGTGTTCATAGTGACTTGTTTTTGGTGTGTTTGTTATTTTTTGAAACAAAAATACCGACCAAAAACAAACCTATAAAAGACATCAATAGCACAAAAACAAGTTCGCGATATTAGCTATCCTTCTACCCGTCTCATAGTTACGGTAGAAGTACCGTGTTGCAGAGTCACCATCTTGAGCCATATATCCTCTCTTAAACCACATCTGCGACACCTTCATATTAAGGAATATTGTTGGTATTCCGTAGTTGTCATACGCATAATCACCAAACGTCTTTCCGTTTGTGCTTTCAACAACAGCAGCATTTTCCTCTCTATCATTCTCAAGATGGTCGAGATAGTCTTGCACCACTTGCGGCAGAGTTTGATTCATTGGCAATATGATTTGTGTCATATAGTCAGTAGAATATTTTGGTTGCTCATAGGCATAACCACTTGTATCTTCTCCACCGCTCAATATCATCAAAGCATCGGTGTGAGCCTGCAAGAATGAAAGGAATATAGGCACATCATGGGCAGTATTAAGTGCGTAATTAGTAGGCGCACATTTATCGTTGACTATCTGCCATTTGGCATAACTGGAGAAGCTACAATTAAGTCCTTTTGAGTGGTTGCCTGTGGAATTACCGCCACCAGTGATGTCAATGCAAGGTAGCACTACTATTGTATAGTTCTGCTTCAAATCCTGCAAGAATACACTTTGGCTAACAACATGGTTATTGCAGAGATATTCAGCAAGAACATATATACCAAACTCGGTTTCCTTGTGGTCTGCCGACCATCTTAATGTACCACCGACAAACAACACCTTCTTCGCACCATTGCCAAGTGTGTAGGAGTATATATTCACACCTGCATCATTCTGCCCAAGAGATGCCGATTTTGTGATATATGATGGGTTAGCCGAAGCAAGTGCGTCCCATCTGTCATACACTTGGTCAATCGTCACCTGTGTGTGGCTTGTGGTCACATCTGTCGCATCCACCCTCAAACCTTGCCTTGTCATGGCTATAGGATAATCAAAATGGAAATACTCAGCATCTTGAGGTTCATTGACAAGCCAACCTTTAGTATTAATCATCTCATAAGCATAGATTAGCATATTGGCTCTAATTCTCAATGAGCGTGTCATCTGCTCTGCATTGAATGTGTATCCAAATATACCTCCCATATACTCACATACGCTGCCAAGAGAACCAAGCGTGGTATTATACCAACCAGCGTTTGTTCCTGTTGAATAACCACTGCAATCACAAACATGAGGATGAACATAACCAAGCTCATCGGCAGTTTCAATATCAAACCTTCTATAATCAGTACCTCCTGCCAGTCGCAGTGCCTCCTCATAGTCTATGAGGTCTGCAAGTAGCTGCCGCATTACTGTCGCATTTGCTCCATCCATATTGTAATTAAACCACAAATGTTCATCCACATTTCCACCATCATGGAAATCTACCATATAGTCAAATATGTGTGCGCCATAGGTTTCAACAAGAGACTTTATGTGTCTTGTCTCGGCTATCTGCCACGGATAGTTGCCACCAGTGCCAGATGCATCAAGATAGAATTGTTGATTAACATCGCAATTTCGGTTGGCATTCATAGCATTTCCGAGAGTAGTTTGCGCATCGCCATTCCAATCTATGTAGGGAATATTCATCCAAGCATTATCATACCCCCACGGATTAACAATTGGGATAATTACAAATCGTACATTTTCACGCAAAGGCTTTAGCCTTTTATAAGCATTCTCATTAATATGGTTGCAAAGAATATCTATTATGCGATACAATACTTGCGGTGCATCATGCTCATTGCCATGTATACCTGCTTGCAGATAAAAAGTTTTGGTGTAATTCTCTGGAGTGAGAATGTAATGCACCAAATCATAGTCTTGATAGCCTTTTTCCGAATAAACACCTTTTGTGATATAATCTGGATGCCCTGCCATCAATGCGTCATACATGCTAATGAGTTGAGCATAAGAATAAGCAGTGTAACTTGAAGCCGCTTGATTTGGAGGTATCCAGAGGTTTGCAGTCGGTATTGGTGGTTCTGGAGGAGTCTCACCACCAATTTTGGTATTGCCGAAATATAGGTCATTACCCATCACTCTCAAACCAAGCGCACTACTTGAAGTGGCAATCACCTTGCCATCGAACAACAAATCATAGCCATCGGTGTAGATGCCCAACTCATTCAACTCGCCCCCAGCCACAATCACATCATCGCCCAAAGCAAGTGAGCGAGGTGTCGTATTCTTGATGTTTATTCCTTTGTCCATAATTAACTACCTGTACCTCCCCATGCACTTGGCACTTGGTTACGATTAGACAATCCACTTCCTGTAAAAGCATACTGCTTAGACACGGTTGATGACACTTTGCTTTGCAAAGCATCATAAAGAGCTTTAGCATCTCCTGTCACTTTATTTCCACTTGTATGCGTAAAGGCGTAAACACTTGTAATTTCTACTTCAACATCATCAAAGAAATCATTAGGAATTTCTATGTAATTGTTTATACCATAAAACATATTAGAAAATACAGCACACTGCGACAATCTGCTCTTCAATTCTAACATTTGCGATGCAGTAATAGAAATAGGTGTGTTCATAAACATTTCATTACAAGTTTCAATAGTTCCACCACTTATAAGATTTGTAAAGAACCCGTCTTCAAGGCTTGTCAAACTAGAGCATCCCATTAAACGCAGACCATTGTTGTTTGAATTTGAGAAAGCATCTGCGCTCAAGTAATTTAGAGAGGAAACCCCTTTCATATCAATCCTTGTTTCACTAGATTTGGAAAAATGCGTCTTGCATTCCAAGGTGTTTTCAAGTATTGCCACAAGTGCTAATATGTTTGTTAATCCAGGCTCGCCGAATGCCAGATATGGTATAGCAGTTCCACGAAGCGTTATAACAAACTCATCACCTGCCGTGCCACTATAAGTGTGACGGCATTCTTTAGATGAAAAATATTTATTAGTGTATTCACTTGGTGTAGAACCATCGCCCCAATCTACTGTCATCGTATATCTTGGTGAACCACTTGCAACAATAGGAACATACTCAGTACTATTATCTCCTGTCAGCTTAATCTTAAACTGGAATTTGTGGTCTATCGCTATGCCGTAACTCTTAGCCACAATGTCACTCACCGCATCACCACTCTTGAGATATGCCTTGACAACACTCGCTTCATTAATGGTTATAGTCACATTTGTTGTGCTTGTGGCAACCACACCATTCACCGAGTAGTAGAGAGTGCTTCCACTTGGGCAAGTGATAGTTAAAGTTGTGCCTGGAGTGACATCACCGCTATCAATACTGAAAGTTGGTGCAGTTAATGTTGCAAGTGAAACCACCGCCCCAGCAGCATCAACGAGTGAGCCGTTGATGTGCCACAAAGGTTTAATCAATTCATCACTATCAACCTCATCAACAAGCAACCATTCAAAGACACCATTTGACGCAAGAATAGCATCAAGAGCGTCAGCGTATGTGCCATATTTGACACCAACGTTATTTATCATGCCCTTAAGCTCCTTTCCCATTCTACCGCTGAGCACATCGGTTGATGTGCCAGTCTCTAGGTCGTCAACAATTTTTGCCAAACCAAGATCAACGCCATCTTTGCCATCTTTGCCGTCTTTGCCGTCGGCACCGGCGTTGCCTGTGTCGCCTTTGGTGCCTTTCATCTCAGCGCTCTTATATTTTCCATCTAAGGTGTCGCCACCACTTCCTACATAAACGTAGAGCGTGGTGTCGAGCAAATAGGCTAAGGCTCGCTGGGTGGGGGATGGGTTGCTTGGCAATTCGTTGATGGACGTAATTGCCACCCAGCCTTTGAGGGAATTGGCATTGCTGACTGATGGCAAGACATCAATCATGCGCTGCAGTATCGCGCCCATGCGCTCGGGAGTGATGGACTGTTCGGTGGTCTCGGCGCGGAGCGCATCGACGAGAGCGGTTAGTTCTTCTATTGGTGTCATATCAAATAGTTAATAGTTCATAGTTAATAGTTCATAGTTGGGCTGCGCCAACTTCACACATCAAAATTATCATATTATTGATGCCGATAAAAAGACACTATTTGCTGCGCATCATCTCACGCATCTTTTTATCGCTTAAGGCATCGGCGACGATGCCGCAGAACTCTCGCCCCATGGAGTCGGCAAACATCTCCTTTAACTTCATGACCGAAGCATAAAGCTTCTTGCTCATCCATGGCCGGCGCTGGCGCACCTTGTCACGCCCGATATCGCCAGGGTTGCCAGCTGGCGTTTCTTTGCCGACTCCTAAATCTTGCCAAAGGCCATAACCAATATATGACTGCTCCAAGGTGACAACGGTCACCTTGCCATCATGGTCGCAGCGCACGGAAGCGACACTGCCAAGAAGCTTACCTGTGTCAATAACATCGAGCAGAGTAATCTGCTCCTGCCACATGGTAAGCTGGGTGCCATTGAAGGCATCGACGAACTTGCGCCGCTGCTCTATGGCATCTTGTTGTGTTACTGTTGCCATTCGTCTGCTCTATATTGTAGGTCGGTCATGGTGTTCACCGCTATCTGGAAATAGGCGCAAGCGCAACCGCTGGCGAAGTAAGGCGAGATTTCGGTGAACTGAACTCTCGGATCAAAGTAGAGAATGCCTTGCTCGATGCGGCTCTTTTCCAAGAGAACCCGCGACATGAACTGCCTGAAGATTTCACGCAGCTCTGCCATGGCTGCATTGCGGGCATCCATGTTGCCAAGGGCATGTCGGCAAACAAAGAATACCGTCTTCACTCTGCGAGTTCGAGGCGCATTGTTCAAGTCGGTCACGCCAGGGGAGATGTCGCTGACAAGCACCGCCCGCGTGACGGTCTGCATCGTGGCAAGAAAATCTTCAAGGCCATCAAGTCCGGAGCACTTGGCAAAGTTGTAACCTTTGCTCTGGCATAACTTATTTTCTTGTGTCAAGGTCTGAAAGAACGCTGTGGCGTTCCAATCAAAGTTTAGTGTGTTCATTTGCGCTTGCTTTTGGGTAAGGTGTTATTCATTAGTCGCTGATATTCGTCTTGAGCAGCCTTAATGCCATGGTCGCCTGTCACGGTGTTTATCGTGACGAACGGCTCATTAAGGCGCTCATTGAGTCGTCGGATGGTATCGCGCAGCGCGGCACTCTCGTGATAGACAACGCTGGTGCCGCCAACAGGAGATGCCACCGAGGGCGACACTCCCGAGCCTCCGGTGCCAAGGCGACCGATGGTGTTGGTGCGCTGTGCATGGTCAAGCATCTCAATCATGGGACGCGCTACGGGTGAAGCAAGCAGCCGCTGACTGGCAACCCACTCACCGGCATGGACGATGCCAGCGGGCTCGTCCTTCCCCCCAGGTCGGGTGAAACCGCCCTCGCTATAGCCCTGCGATTGCGCTGCATGCTGTTTGCGGATGGCCGCAATTTGTATGAGTCCAGCGGAAAGGGCAAGTCCAGCGGCAATGGGACCAAGCACCATGCCAAGTGGCCACGGCGCTTTGGCGGCAGAGGCATAGGCGTTGATGGCTCCTAGAGCGTTGCTCGAAATGGCTTGCGCCATCTCCATCGCCATGGCACGCTTGTTGGCTGCATCTTTGATGCGCTTCTCCTCTGCCTCTTTGCGCTTCTGAATCTGATTGACGCGATACTGGTTGCCTTCGGCAGCCTTTATCTCGGCATCATATTTCTTGGTCATGGCAGCAAGCTTAGCTTGCTCCTCAGCCTCTACGAGCTTCGTGAGGTTCTGCCATGAGGCAGAGATGGAACTCACGGCAGAGGTGATGAATCCACCGTACTTTTCCCACGTGCCTTTTCCGAACATTTTATCAAGCAAGGTCATTGTCCATTGCTCCCAGTTCTTATTTCTTTCTTCCTGCTTTTGGTCTTCTTCTTCATAAATCTTGTCATGAAGTTTCTTCTTAGCTTCAGCATACTTCTTCTCGAGGTCAAGTTTGGCCTTCTCATTATCGCCGAGTTTAGCAAGCTCCTGCTGATAAACTTCATCAAGAAGAGCAACAGTAGAATCATAAAGCGATTGTTTATCAGAATCAGTCAGACCGAAATATTCCATCTTCAATTCATCAAGCTTCGCATTATGCTCCTTTTCTTTTTCTTCTTCCTCTTGATGTTTTTGAATAAGACCTTGGATAATATGCTGACGATATTTAGCCTCAGCATCTTCGGCCTTATCAAAATAAGACTCATCTGTTGCAGCCATTTTTTTATAGATATCTGCAACTCTAAGAAGATGATCTTCTTCGAGCTTTTCTTTCTCAGTATTATAATCAACCAATGACTTCTCACCATCAATATAAGACTGATCAAGAATGGCTTGTTGCTGGCGATAGAAATCATCTTCATCTTCAATGGTTTTAAGATTCTCGCCATCAACAAACTTTCGATATGCCTCAGCATATTTTGCTTCGATCTCAGCGCGTTGTTGCTCAGAAATCTCTTTATGAGAAAGCTGCCTTTTGTAAAACAAAAGTTCAGCCTTTTGCATAGAAAGGGTGAAGGCCTCAAAGGTAATATTACGCTCAGCGTAATCTTTTTTGAGTTCAGCCTCAAAACGTTCACGCCATTCTTTATCAACAGCAAAAATGTCATCATTATCAGAAGAAGATAAAGAAGAAGAAGAACCACCACGGCCACCGCCGCCAGAGCTATGACTTCCACCACTAGAACCACGGCCGCCGCCGCCACCGCCACCACCAGTAATATTACTTTGAGGGACACTAGGAGCAGAGCCAACAGCTTGACGCTGTAAGTCTGTCCCAAATTGATTCAAAATAGCCTTCTCTGAAGCCTCATAACCAGCAATCTCCCTATTTACAGAGTTCAAATCGGCTTGCAAACCAAGACGGCGAGATGGCATATAAGCAGCAGCTGGAGGCGCACCACCTTGAGAAGTGCTATAATTATAGTTTCCGTTAGTTACAGGCTCATTTGCAATCTCTGCTTTAAGACCTTCACGTTTAACAATAGCTTCAGCCTTCTTTCTGCCCAATTCTCTAAGCATTTCTTTAGCGCCTTCAAGCTCATATAATCTAACAAGCTGGTTGTTGTAATTATTCAAAGCTGTTGTACTATAATTGAAAGCTCTAGTTTGCTTATCTATTCTACCATTAAAGCCTGGTATAATTTTATTAAGCTGATTTACCGCATTCTGCTGCTCAGCATAAGTCAGATTGAGATTGTTGGCAGCTGCCATCAACAACTCAATCTTTTGTTTTTGCTCAGTAGCTTTAATCTTTGCTTCATCTTGAATTTTATTCAGATTCTTTTGAGCTTCAGCCTGGGCTGAAGTAGAAGAAGTAAGTGCAATCATAACGCCAACCAACGCAGTCACAGCTGCAACAGCAAGCCCGATAGGGCTCATTTTCAACGTTGCAGAGAAAATTTTAAAAGACTGCGTTGCGGCTTTAACATTGCCTGATAGCAAAGAAAGCCCTGCTGAAAGCAAAGCTTTAACTGCAATCATACCCTCAGAAGCAATTTTGGACGCAACTTGAGCAGCAGCAAGGGCTTTTGTTTTAATAGCAGCAGCGTTGGATGCAATAGTATAAGCAACTATAGCAGCGGTCAAAGTAACAATAGACGCTTTATGAGCAGAGATAAAACTAATAGTCCCAGACAAAACACGCATCAAAGCGGAAGTGCCTGAAATTACATAGCGAGCAGCAGGAGCAAGCTTCTCGCCAAGTTCAACCGCCATTTCATGAAAGCTGTTCTTTGCCTTATCCAACCCTGCCTGTACAGTATTGTTTTGCACATCATACTCTCGCTGAATAGATAACCCTTCAGAGAAGGCTTCATTTGCAACATCTTGTTGACGTTTAACGTCTTCAATATGTGTTGCCAATGTAGAAAGAGCTGAAATAGCACGAGCACCATTCTCGCCCATGTCTTTAAACATAGGAGCAAGAGTGTCAAGTCCTCCTGCCTTATTTAAGGTTTCAAGTAGCTGAATCAAGGCTGCATTAGCATCTTCCTTCAGCAACTTGGTGAAGTTCTGAACATCGAGGCCGGCAACTCTAGCATACTTAGCGGGATCCTGGTATAATCTTGTTATAACTTGACCAAGAGCGGTGGCAGAAGCTTCAAGTTTTTGATTGTTGCTATCAAGAACAGCAGCAAATCCCATAAGCTGTTGAATAGTCATGCCAGCATTTGCACCAACGCCACCGACACGGCTAGTAAACTCTGCAAGATACGGTGCAGAAGCGGAGCAGTTTTGGCTAAGCTCGTTAATTACAGAACCGACCTTTAACAAGGACTGTTCTGTGCCATACAACTCCTGATATCCAAAAATTCCTGTCAACTTCGACAAAGTCAAAGTGGCTCCATCACCGAGGTCATCAAGGGCGACGTTTATTTTATCGGCAGCACGCACAAAACCGAGCACGTCTTCTTGGCTCTGCAAACCAAGACGACCTGCTTCTTGCGCGAGTTTATTCAAATCTTCACGGCCTGTTCGTGTGTCAATCTTCTTGAACTCTTCATTTAACGCAGCCACCTGTTCTTCAGTCATGCCGGTGTACTTTCGCACACTCGCCATTTCTTGATCCATTTCGGCATAAGCGGAAACCGCTTGACGAATTGCCATTCCAATTCCCGTCAAAGCAGCAGCAGCGCCTGCAAGAGCCATGCCCCAATCATTGAGCTTATTGTTCATCCTAGATAGCCATGACTCATGTTCTTTCATTTCGTCATTAACACTATCCAGTTCTGCTTTTACCTGTTTTATTTTGGCAACTTGCTTGTTCCAAGCATCGCTGCCTCGCTCAATATCGTTGAGCTCTTTTTTTAACTGCTTCAACGCCATCTGCAACTCACGAGGAGTTGCTTTGTTTAGGCGGCTCATAACAATCTCAGTGGAATGTATCGAGTTCTCAACATTCTTCACTTCACGATTGGTTAGTTTGAGCTCGTTTCGCAGTTTCTTAAGGTCTGCCTTATTGCCAGCTGAAGCGGCCTTCGCCATCGCATCACGAAGATCACTCGCACGTTGTTTGAGTCGCTGAAGCTCCTGCTCGGCAGGCTTACCGTTTACATATATCGTGGATGTTGCAGTTGAATTGTAATCAGCCATATAATGTGTCTTTAATTTTACTAAAGCAAAATTATATTCAACTTACACATCCATAAAAGACAAACAAGCTCCTTCGTTCGTCATTCGCAAATGTTAAGACTATATCGGTGCAGCATCGCACCTGCTTAACATTCGACGGTTTCATTCCTACACTTGTCGCAGGAGAATGTTGCGACTGAAACGGAGTGAACTCCTGCACAACATTCTATTTGCACCAACGCCACAATGCACCTTCGTTCGTCATTCGCAAATGTTAAGACTATATCGGTGCTGCATCGCACCTGCTTAACATTCGACGGTTTCATTCCTGCACTTGTCGCAGGAGAATGTTGCGACTGAAACGGAGTGGACTCCTGCACAACATTCTATTTGCACCAACGACACAATGCTCCTTCGTTCGTCATTCGCAAATGTTAAGACTGAATCGGTGCTGCATCGCACCTGCTTAACATTTGACGGTTTCATTCCTTCACTCGTCGCAGGAGAATGTTGCGACTGAAACGGAGTGAACTCCTGCACAACATTCTATTTGCACCCACGCCACAATGCTCCTTCGTTCGTCATTCGCAAATGTTAAGACTGAATCGGTGCTGCATCGCACCTGCTTAACATTCGACGGTTTCATTCCTGCACTCGTCGCAGGAGAATGTTGCGACTGAAACGGAGTAAACTCCTGCACAACATTCTCAAAAAAAGCGCACCGCGTCGTCACGACGAAGTGCGCTCCTGATGGAATGTAATTAATGAGAGTTACTATATAAATAATTCAGAATTATGAAGAAAAATCATTTTCGCTCCTTCATTCGTCGCTGGAGGACTTCAATAGAAGCCGTCCTCGAACTCATGGATGGAGTCCTCGAGCGTCTCGAGATGAGGTTGCACAGTGCGGTAATCATTACGTGGCGGGATAGTGTCGCTCACCACAATAGTGTCGGTCACCACCGCATGTTCTAGTTGCCGTCGCGACTCACTGTCCTTAGCCCCAATGTAGATAAATAAAGCGCCTAAAAGAGCAGCGGGCAGCACCAAAGCAAACATGAACCAATCATTTTTTTTGTACTTCATATCTTTTCAAATAAAATCAGTTAAACATAAACTATATCACTCATACAACAACACCCTCCATACGCTTGTTGTGAAAATTGGTTATCGCATCAACCATGCGCTGGATGCCATCAAACGGTATAATGTTCTTATCACGGATAAGATAACAACTATGAAGCACTGTGGCATAGTTGCGACGCATGAGATTGCCGGCAGCAAGTGAAGAGTAACCGCACAAATGAACTAAAGCATAAGCCAACAAGTGGCGAGCGATGCAAACACATTCAATGCGGCTTCGCCCCAATATTTCGTCAACAGGCAATCCAGTAAGATTGCTGATGAAGACGACGTAAGCATCACGATCGTCATACATCTGTTTAGTCATTGGTCGTGGATAGTTCATTGTTTGCCTCCTTTCGTAATCTTGTCGAGAATCCAGTTAAAGATTTTCGGCAGTTCGCAAAACAAGTCTATCGCAAAGTACAGACACATGAGATAAAATACCACCTCCCAGCCACCAGTCAAAACAATAGTCGCCATCATGACTTGCCTCCTTTCTTTGCGATTTCGTTGATTTCTTTCTCTGACTTGCCCTCTTTGATAAGCGCAATGATGCGGTCTCGGCCAAGTTTCCTGTAAGCCACCATCAGAGTTTTGATTAAAAGGTCACACGGCTCTCCTGGCTCAATAGCTTTATCTCGTCCAGCCTTGTGCGCTTCTGCCGACAACTGGAAGATGTCTTTGCCTTCCTTGTTCACGATGATGTACTCATGACCCATGAACTGGCAGAGTCCATAATAACGCACCACTGACAACTGGGTGTTCGCCCAAAACTCCTCTGTCATTAACAGAGGATAATTAGTGCTACTCATCACTTTCCTCCTTTCTTTTACTTGGAATCTTACGTTCTACGTATATCCTCTCTCCGCATATAGGGCAGACCACGTACCTTTCACCTAAATTATAGTTGGTAGAAAATTCCATGTCTCGAAAATCGTATTCAAACAAGGTGCTACAAGCGTGGCACTCCACCTGTGCTTTTGGTGTACTTATAACTCTTATCATCTTTCACCTCCTTTCATTGCTTCAAATCTTCAGGAAATTCATTAAATCTTCTCACTATCTCTTTACAGAGAGCATTTGAACTCTCCAAGTTGCCCATATGAATTCTAGCTATACAGAAGTTATTGCCATCGGCAATACAGAGGTCTGCATCAACTTCATTTCGACTTGCTCTTCCAGGTAAGGAGATTAGCTTCATAGTCTTTGTGTCTAATTCGCCTTTTGCGAAACGCCATGTCAACTTAATTTTCATGTCAAAACAGGCTTAATTGTTGAAGTTTCTTGATTTCATTCCCAATGGCAACCAAAGCGTCTTTTACAAAGACGTGCCCATTGGCAAGCAGCACGCCAAGAATAAAGAGCTTAGCATCTCGCTCACTACGGCAATAGCCGTACTCGAGCGAAGGTATTCTATATGAATTCTTGCCGTGCTTGTCGTAGGTGTTATAACCCCACGCCCAACGGCCAGGTTTGATTTCGGCGGTGAAGATCTCTATTGAAGTGTCATTTGCAACATAGATGCTCGTCTGGGAGAAACCAGTCCTTGCTTCACCTTCGCCGAACTCAAGCACCCTCAAATGGTCGAAGATGCCTTTACATTGATTAGCTTGTGTAGTCATATCCTATGGATTTAAAAAAATTAGAATGGTTCTTTCATTGCGTGCTCGGTGTCGTAGATACTGAAGTATTCAACGCCACCGCTCTTGTCGGCTGTGCCGATAAAACTCTCACCTTGATGGTCATTATACCAATGCCGGAAGGACTTACCTTCCTTGTTCAACTTGTTCGGGTTAAAATGATAACCCTTGAACTGGCAGTAGAAGCAGAGCTTGGTCTTGAAGTTTGCCTGGCTAATGCCACTTCTCGCATCTGGGAAATGCTGCTTGAAGTCGGCAAACATTTCGCCTCGTGGCACCTTAAGATTGATATGGTTACTTGTGGCATCGAAGTAAACTTCCGCCCATTGATATATGCTTTCGGACATCTGCTGGCGCAGAGTGCGAAGCATGATATCATGCATCGGTGGCAAGATGCAGCCTTGTCCCTGACGTGACCATCCATTCTGCATCGAGGCGAAATACAAGTACACGCACTCTGCCATGAAGTTATAGAACAAGTTCCATTGGTCATGGTCCCAATCTGCAAAGAGCTGATGACCGAAAACGTCAATAGGGTGACGGTTTTCGTTAAAATAATTGCTGAAGCTCATATAGACTATTCGCTCCTGGCTGCTGCGAGTTTGAGAACCATTAATCGCATGGTTAGTCGTTATATAGAACTTTGGCGATTTATCGCTAGGGATGACAAATCTCGCACGCGCCTTGGGGTTGACAGCCAAGTCGCCTGTGATAGCGAAATAGAATCGCTCAAAGTTGAAGTTCACATTAACGTCATCGAGAAAGATGTTGCGTGTGCGCAAAGTGACATTAGAATAAATAAAATCATCATCATTTTTTGTGTTACGACCGTCGATAGTGGTCTGCTCAACAACCTTAGAAATGGCAGCGCCAACAAGCGACTTGCCTGTTCGTCCGTTGGACTGGCCAACGTCGCTAAGCTCGCCATCCATGGCGATTACTGCCTTGAGCTCTGTTTGGTATTTATAATCACATAATAAATAACCCACGGCAGTAATCTTGTTCATAAGGTGTTGATAATACTCTTGCTGCTCAAGAGCGGTAATATCGCTCTTGTTCCACCAAAAATCACTAACGTAACACAAAAATTTAAAGAAATCACACTTTGCGCCCTCGGGAGTGGCAACAAGCTGAAATCCTTTCTCGGCAGAATAATCTACATGGTCGATTATTGGGACTCTCGTGAACTTATGGCGAATGACCTTATCTGACCAAACCTGGCCAAGTATGGCATTGCTCCACTCTATGCCCTGTGAGGTCATAGAGAGCATGCCATTGGTGAAGTAGAAGTTTTGCAGATAAGGACGGAAATCGTCAAAGTCATCATCGATGCGCTCTAGTCGTTCAAGCTTATCGTCGCCAAGATCACTCGTTAAACGTGCCGAGAAATGATTGCGTACATCTGCATCCTTAGTAGACTGCAAGATGTAAGCCCAAACGAACTCACGAACCTCTACTGCACTTGACGGGTGAACCACACCGTCCTCTATACGGACAAAGTCGTACCGTCCTTTGTCAAGGTCGGCGGTGTGGATTCGATAAAAACCAGCCTCGTTTATAAACTTCAACGCCTCGAAAGTGTCTAAAGCCACTGTTTTCTTACCGGTGTTTTCGTTTGTGGTCACAGACCAAAACTCGGCATCGGTGGTGTACTTGCTAGCAAGCACCACCTTGCCATCCTCAATCTTGTAGAGAAAGCGTCCGAACCTAAATTGCTTCAAAGGCTCGAGAAGTTTAAAATACTTCTCGAAGAAGGCATCACGCTCATTCAACAGCCAAAAGTCATCAATCTTCATATCTGAGATTGTGCTGATATTATGGATTGAGCAATACTTGCCAATGCCATCATGAGCATGGAGCGCAAAGTCTAAATCCTTTGCTAGCTCGTCTTCTTGTCCTTTGAGCAATCCACAGAGCAAATCATCAACGCCTTTGTCGCCTCTCTCGTTGTCGTTGATGTGACCAAAGTACACATCAACGTCAAGGTTCTGATTATGCAAAGAATTGACATACTTCTTGAACTTTTTCGCCGCGCCAGCGAACTGACGTGGACGAAAATCTACAGGTTCATCGGGCTTTAAGTCCTTTGAAAGATTATTCCAATCGCTATCCATCAGGAGGACCACATTCTTTACCGTGCATCGCTGCACTAAATATTGTAGGTCAGCGGGCAACCCGCTTTCCTTATTTCCAATATTATAGATGCCCTGAATGCCTATACTCATAACGCCATGCTTACAGGCTTTCTCTGCCTTTTTCTCGCCTTCTTGAATAACAAGAGTCTCGATGTGGCGATCTTCGTTATAGGCATCTCTAATTTTCTGTGGAATGTAGAACTTGGTTGGAGCTCCTTTGGGAGTAAGATATTTTGCTAAGCGCTTTGCGTCTTTTGGAGTATGCAATTCGGGATTGCTGTAGCGGATGCGAATGTAAGGACGTAAAGCGCCGCGCGCTCCACGTGTGGCATACATCTCCATGGTACCATCAAGGCGATAGTAGTATATCAACATCTCGTCATCGCCAGGGCGAATGTTGCCGTAGATGTCTAGTGATCCTTTGCGAAAGGCGGGCTCCATGGTGTAAGACCCATTCGGCTGCTTAACCTTGACCATCACGTCTTCGACCGTGAGGCCAGAGCCCTCAAGCTGGCGTTCGCAAAAACTCTTGGCTTGGAGCTTGCGCTGCCGAGAAACCTCCTTCGTCAGTTTCTCGTCATCGCTTAGTAGCACCACGCCAGAATGCTCAGCCACTCGCTTTATCGCATCAGGATATTTCTTCTTGTCATTATTGAAATCATAGTACATACAGGCAGCAACAGCACCACTGAGAGAGAATCCGCAGTGAAAACAATGAGCAAAGTCCTTGCCTGCCTTATGGACTATGCTAAGCCCTCTGCTCTTGCCTTCGGCACCGCATTCGGGGCAACGCACATAACTTGTCGCTCGACTCGTTTGTGCGCCAGGGATAAAATCGCGGATATCACCAGCTGATTTTACTTTTGCAATGTCAATATCAGAATACTTCATTGTTTGAAAAGCTTATTTTTCTCCGCATAGCGAAAAAACTCTGCCTTTTCTCTAATGCCAAGGCGAGAATAAGCATTGCGGATGTGGTTGTTAACGGTATTCAAAGAGAGATAAAGTCGGTTGGCAATCTCGTCTTTTGAATTGCCCTCGTACCATAGTTCGAGGACACGCAGCTCCGATGGGCGTAACTGCGAATCAAATTCGGGATTGCACACGACTCCTTCGAGTGGGCATTCACCCCTCAAAGGGCAAGGCACACATTCTAGGTTCAACCTACCCAAAGCGTCAATATCGTTAATGCTATCGATATTGCCGAAGTTGCATCGGCAGAACCGCAAGACGATTCTATACATATAAAAAGGCATGTTACCTTTGCAAGCTTCGTATTCGCGGCTTAAAGCCTCATACGCTTTTGGGTAGAAATCTTCAATCTTGCGAGAAAGAAGCTTAATGATTTCCACGCTCGACTCGGTGAAGCGTGACACTGTGCCATCGGCAAGACGATACCACAGCTCATCATTATAGTTAAAGAATTCTACAACTTTTAGTGACATAATTGTGTCATTTTTCGCAAAAAGTTACACGATTGAAGATGTTTTCTCCAAGAATTTCCTCAATTTTGCACATATAAAGTGCAGGGATGCGGCAGAGGCCGTGAATCCAATTATACACAGTCCTACGTGGCACTATGCACCCATCAGCAATCTTCTCGATTGCAAGAGTCTTTTCGGCTCGTGACAAGTCATCGAGGTAAGTCTTTAGGGCTAGGGAATCTTTTTGAATTTTGTCCATTTTGTTGATATTTTTGTTATACATTTAGAAAATTATTGCTATATTTAGCACCGCAAAGGTATAATAGTTTTAGAAATATCAAACAAAATGTACGATATAAAACTAATCGTTTTAATATTGTTTAACATTTAGTACAATTACATCATGAAGAAAATTGGACCAGAATTAGACCGTATCATTACGGAGAGAGGCGTGATTAAGAAGAACATCGCTGAGCGATTGAACATCACTCCAACTTACTTTTCACGGCTCCTCAAGGCCGAATCAATGGACTGCCAGATGTTAGAGAACATCTGCAACATCATCGGAATATCGCCAGCGATATTCTTTGACGATGTGCAATCAATAAACATAGGTGGCGCAAACGCTACCTCTGTACTCGGCGCAGCTACCGCTCAAGTAAACATCACTGAAGGTGAAGTGAACGCTCTACGTGAACTTCTAGCCGAAAAAGAGAGAACTATACAGATACTTTTATCGGGACAAAATCGGGACAAATGAAACTGAATTTCACCATTTTGTCTTATTTAATTAATGTGGAAATGCACCTATTTTACGCCTCAAAAATCTAGTCATCCCGACTGACAAAAGAAAACGCTGATAATCAAGGTAACTTACCTGATAATCAGTGTTTTCTTTTTTTTCTTGATTGCCCATTAAGAGGCGTCAGTAAAGATACGGTTCTCTGAAAA